GGCTGCGTGGCGCCACCCTGGAAATCTTCAAGGCGGACTATAACGATATCGCCAATACCATCTGGACGTTTTTCACCGGCACCATCGGTGAGGTAACCGAGAAAGGGAATACCTTCGAAGTGGAAGTGCTGGCGCTTGATCACAAGCTGCGCCAGTCTATCGGCCGCATTATCGGCCCGCTCTGCGATGCTGAATTCACGGATGCCCGCTGTGGCCTGGTCGCGGGCGCCTTCACCTTCTCCGGCACCGTGACCGCCGTAACGGACAATGCCACGTTTTTCGATACCACCACGCCGGCGATTACCGGCAAGGCGGCGGATTATTTCGGCGCCGGCGTATTGACCTGGACCGGCGGCGCCAATGCCGGTTTGAAGGCGGATATCAAGACCTTTAGCGGTGGACAGAAGTTCACACTCTATGATGCCATGCCCAACGATATCCAGGCCGGTGATACCTTCGATGCCCTGGCCGGCTGCCGCAAGCGCCGCAGTACCGATTGCCGCGACAAATTCGATAATGTGGTCAATCACCGCGGCTTTCCGGATATCCCCGGCGACAAGTTCCTGATCCGTTATGCCCATCCCGGCGCCTGACAGCGAAATCCGCGCGCGCATTGTCGCAGAGGCCCGGCGTTATGTGGGTATGCCGTTCCAGCATCAGGGCCGCGGCCGCCATGGCGAGGGCATAGACTGTGCCGGCGTGCTGATAAATGTCGGCAAGGTGCTGGGATTGCTGCCGGACGAGGACGTGCGCAATTATTCGCGCTGCCCGAATCCGCGCCTGATGCGGGGCTATCTGCGGCAGTATTTTGATCAGATCCCCGTCGCCGCCGTTGCCGACGGTGACTGGTATTACATGGCTTTCTCACGCCAGCCGCAGCACATGGCCATGCATATCACGCGGTATATTGCCGGCGGGAAGGCGCCCTATATCCTGCATTCCTATTCCGAGGCCGGGCGCTGCGTGGAGCATCGCATGACCCCGGCCTGGCGCGAGCGGGTCGTGGAAGCCTATCGGTACCGGGGGATAGGCTAATGTCCGACAATACCATTTCCCTGGGTTTCGGCATTGTCGGCGGCGTCGTCGGCGCCTTCTTCGGCAATCCGGCCCTGGGCTATGCTGTCGGTTCCGTGGTCGGTTCCACGCTCTTTCCCCCGGAACTGCCGAGCGCGCAAGGTCCGCGCCTGGACAATCTCAAGGTCACCACGTCCGGCTATGGCGTGGATATCCCGCGCGTCTACGGCCAGGCCACGGTCGGCGGGCATTATATTGTTTCCACGGATCTGCAGGAGCATGCCCATACGGAGGAGGCCGGCGGCAAGGGCGGTCAGCCCACGCAAAAACGCACTACCTATACCTATACCATTGATTGTGCCGTGCTGTTTTGTGAGGGGTCGGCGGATATACTCAAGATCTACGCGGATGGTGAGGAGCTGATTAATTTTACCGGCCTGCAGGGATATCCACCCGAGTTGTTCCCAGTATTGGACCATTTGACCAAAGGCGCAATAGTCTCCGCCAACCAGAATTTCACCAGCATGAATATTTACACCGGCACAGAGGATCAGCTTCCGGATCCGGTGGTGGAATCCATTGTCGGCGCCGGCAATGCTTCCGGCTTCAGAGGCTACACCTATGTGGTTTTCGAGGGTCTGCAACTGAAGAAATACGGCAATCGCCCGCCGACTATCGCCGCCCTGATTGCCTCCAGTTCGCAGCTCAGCGGCCTCAGCAAGGCGGCCGACGTTTACCTGCAGAGGAATCCCAGCGGCACCACGGATGATGACTGGTTCTGGAAAATCCACGCCGGCAGCCTGATTGATTACGATACGGAAAGCGCGGTGGAGGTGGACAAGCAGCTCACGATTACCGCCGGTGACGATGGCCTGATTTTTCCGAAGCCCTATACCTTCACCACCTGGACGCCAGGCCTGATCGACAAGAACAGCCGCGCCTGGATCCATGCGGCCTATTGTGAATACAAAAAAGTGGGCTGGTTCGAAGATCCCGCAGACGGCAGTGTGGCTTATAAATTGCCCAAGGGTTCCACGCTCATCGTGATTTCCTGGTCGGATGCCATGGGCGCCGGCGGCGGCCAGACCACCCGCGTCAAGTATCTGCACAAATATCCGCTCTTCAAGGACGGCGGCGATCTGAACCTGGGCAGCAGCCTCAACGGTATCGGCCACCAGCTTGTCTCGCCGGAAAACCGGCGGGTAATCTGCCGGCAGTTATACAACAAACCATACGGGGAAAATTTGTGGTTCTGTGACGTGGATAGCGATGATCCGGAGCGATTGATCGCAGTGGATACAAGCATCCTCCCGGGCGGTTACAACCCGGCCGGCAACGAGGCCTTTGCCGTCGCCATTTACGGCCAGCATCTGTATTACCTGATCGATGCCCAATACCTGGTTTATCTTGATCTGGATACCAATACCCAGGTCTATATCGATCAGGTACCGCGCGGTACCACCAGCTATGCCATCGCCTGTTATATCCACGCCACGAAATTCTATTATTTGCGTCAGAACGGATCGGATTATGATGTTTGCGCCGTGGCGCATGGCTCCGCCGTCAAGACCTTTGAAGAAACAGCTCAGAGCTTCGGTTTCGGATCTCCCTCGTTCGCGCCGCTGCAGGTAGTGAATAACTGGCTGTATCTGGCCTGGTATTATTCAGGCACATTTACGCTGTATCGCATCGATCTGGATCAGGCGAACGTCCCCTTGCAGGCGGAAATGATCGATAGTTTTGTCTCCAATCTCAATTCCGCCACCCTGCCGCTGACCCTGGCCATGGCGGAAAACGTCGGCGGCCTGCGTTCCTGGTATAACAGCGGCAGCCCGGATAATATCTATTACAGCCGCTGGTATGTATTCGGCAGCACACCGGGCGCGGATCCGACCCTGGATACCATTGTCGCCGCCATCTGCCAGGAGGCGGGCCTGCAGGCGGGCCAGTATGACGTGACCGATCTCGCCGGCACCAGCGTGCGCGGTTATGTCCGGGATCGTCGCATGGAGGCCCGTCGGCCCCTTGAGCAGCTGATGAATATTTTCCGCTTCATGGTCCGCCAGGAAGGCTCCGTGCTGAAATTCGTGGATCTGACCACCCTGTTACCGATCAGCGTGGATGCCGATGATCTGCGCACCGGCGTCGACCAGGCCCAGGGCGATCTGCTGCCGTTTACCACCACCCCGGATTTCGAGCTGCCCAAGGCCATCGATTTTTCCTATATGGATGCCGGCCGGGACTTCGAAGTCAATACCATGCGCGCCCTGCGTGATACTTCCGTGGGCGAGAATAAAAAGACACTGAATATTCCCGTGGTATTCACCGCCGATGAGGCCGCCCAGGTGGCGGATATCCTGTTATCCCTGGCGTGGACCCAGCGCCGGCGGTACAAGGATCATCTGCCCATGGATTATATCGGCCTGCTGCCAGGCGATGCTATTACCGTGACCGTGAACGGCATCAGCCATGTGATCCTGCTGACCCGGGTCGGCTATTCCAGCCTGATCAGTTTCGAAGGCATCCCGTATTCCGCGGCCGTGCTGACCAATGACGCCGCCGCCGGCGATACGGGCGCCAATCAGGTGGGCAGTGGCCTGCAGCTCTCCGGCCCCACCATCATGGATATCTTGGATATCAATGCCATTCGTTCCGGCGATACCGGTCCCGGCTATTATATTGCCGTCTCCGGCTTCACCAGCAGCTGGCGCGGCTGCGCATTATATCGCTCCGTGGATAACGGTGAGACCTGGCAGTTTTTCGATTCTTTCACCGAGCAGACGGCCATCGGCAAGACAATCACCGCACTGGGCGGCGGCGAGAGTGCCGTCTGGGACTATATACATACCGTGGATGTGCAGATCCTGGGCGCCGGGACCCTGGCCTCGGCCTCAGGCGAGCTGGCCGTCCTGAACGGCGCCAACGCGGCCCTGATCGGTAACGAGATCCTGCAGTTCAAGGACGTCACGGCCCTGGGCGATAACCTATATCGCCTCTCAGGCTTCCTGCGCGGCCGTCAGGGCACCGAGCCGGAAATGGACGGCCATTACATCGGGGAGCGGTTCGTATTGCTGCAGACCGCCGGCGTGCGTTTCGTGCCGACTTCGATCAATGACCTGAATACCCCGCGCCGCTTCGCCGTGGTCTCCATCGGTGAGAGCCTGGACGAAAATGAATATCAGGAGCTGTCCTACAGCGGCCGCATCCTCAAGCCCTTCACCGTCTGGGACGTGGAGGCCGCCCGCGCCACCGCCGGCGATCTCACCGTAGAATTCATCCGCCGCGCCCGCCTGAACAACGCCTGGGTGGATTTCATTAATGCCCCCCTGGACGAGGATCGGGAGGTCTACGAGATTGATGTCATGAATGGCGGCGCGGTCCTGGCCACCTATAGTTCCGATGACGATCCGGCCATGTTCAATCTGGCCGATCGGGTCACTTTCTCCTACAGCAATGCGCAGCAGACTGCCGACGGCGTGCCGGATCCGGCCAATATCGATCTCCGGATCTATCAGCTGTCCCAGCAGATCGGCCGCGGCCACCGCAAAGAGGTCACCGTCTGATGCCCAGCCCCATACTCGGAATCACAGAAATCAACCAGGCCCAGGCCAGCAAATACCTGACCGCCAACGAGGCTTTCCGCCGCCTGGAACAGGGCGCGCAGCATTTCGTGGCCATAGATCGCGATCTTACCGTGCCGCCAGGCACGCCTGCGGACGGGGATGCCTACATCGTCGGCCCGGGCGCAACCGGCCTCTGGGCGGGACATGCAAACGAGATCGCCTATTACCTGAATGGCGTGTGGAAATTCATTGCCCCCAGGGAATGGATGACAGCCTCGCTCCTGGACGAGGATGTCACAGTCCGGTGGGATGGCGCCGCATGGGTGACCGCCTATGCAGCCTATCATCAGAACAACTTCACCGCCGTAGCGGACCCCGGGGTAAATGATGACAGCAGCGCCGGATATAGCATCGGATCCAAATGGCTCAATACCGTTACTACGGAAGTCTTCCTGTGTCTGGATGCCAATGTCGGCGCCGCCCATTGGGAGAGCGCCACGCTCACCATTGACGAGCTGGGCACGGCCGCGACCGCCGGCATCAAGCGCAGCGTCGAGATCGACAGCGGCGATCTGCAGCTGGTGGGGGACCAGGACGCGCCCGGCAACAACAAGGTGTATGGCACGGACGCCGCCGGCAACCGCATCTGGCGTCTCGCGTACGTCTCCTCCCTTTTCGCCAAATCCTCCCCCGACACCGTCGCCTGGTCCAAAACCGGCAATTTCACCGCAGAGACAGCGCAGGCGCTGAGCATCGAGGTCAGCGGCATGGTGTACGAGATCGCCGCCGCCACCTCCATCACCATGCCCGGCTCGCCGGCCGCCGGCACGGACTATGTGATCTGGATCCATCCGGATGGGACGCTGGAGGCCACTAGCAGTTACGTCACACCGCCGGTCACTGATGCCCGCCGTATCGGCGGCTTTCATTACGCGCCCGGCGGCAACGCATCCGCACAGTCGGGCGGCAATACCACCGCGCAGATCAACGAGTATTCCTTCTGGGATCTCAAATGGCGTCCGGCTTGTGATGATCCTCGGGGGATGACATTGGTGGCTGGGAATTTCTGGGCGGATATCTACTTGCTCGGCGTGGATCATCACGTCAACGGCACCTCGGCGCACGGCGTCACGATTGCCGACGGAGCGAGCTCGCCGAAGCTCCCGGACGAATTCGGCGGCGACGGTACTAGCGTCTACAGTAATGCCAATTGGTGGAGCCTGGCCGAGGTGTTGGCTGCGCACGGCAAGCGTCTGCCCAGTTACGCGGAGTTTGCCGCGCTGGCCTACGGCACGAGTGAAGCAGTGTTTCGCGGCAACGATTCAGTGACAACGGGTATCAGCGATAGCAATATCGGCACCAACAACACTGACGAAAAATTCACCAGTCGCTGGGGCGTAATCCAGTCGACCGGCGTGATGTATATTTGGGGCAGCGAGTTCGGCGGCAGCAATCCCGACGCCGCCGCCGGCGTTTGGGAAAACATCACGCAAGGCCGTGGCCAGACGTATGAGGTGGATAATGTCGTGCTTTTCGGCGGCCACTGGAGCCTCGGCGTCCAGGCCGGGTCGCGCTGTTCGAACTGGGGCTTTCAGCCGTCCAACTCGGGCGGCGTCATCGGGGCTCGCGGCTGCAGTGACCACCTGAGACTTGTTTAGGCAGCGCGGTAGCGCTGCCGTTGTCATGATCCATTGTCGTAATAATGGGAGCGAGGTATGGAAACGATTAAGGATGAGAATGCGCCGATCGAGCAACTGGCGATTGTGGAGAAATATGAAAAATTTATTAATTACATGTACCCCGTCGCGCAGAACGTCCCACGCAAGCACGGATGCGCGCGTGAGTTGTTTCTGCGGGCGATGCTGGATACGGAAATATTGAGACGCACGCTCAACGCTATGCGTGCGGTCTCGAAAGAGCGTCTCGGCCTCAAGCTCAGCAAATGGACCATCGCGCCAGTGACTCGGGGCGTTAATTTCCTCGGTTACCGGATCTGGCCCAAACACAAGCTGCTCCGCCGCAGTAGCGTGACGCGGGCAAAGAGAGCCATCAAGTCCCTGCGCGAGGGTGGCGACGAGGAAGCATTATCAAGATTCCTGTCGGCCTGGACCGGGCACGCCGGCTGGGCGGACAGCCATAACCTGTTATCCTACCTGGAGATCGAACATGAGAATCGAGAGCAAACAATATCTGCTGTCGTTGCAGGGCAATGACTATGAGCGGGCGCTCATCACGCTGCATCACTGTGATGCGAAGACTCTGGCGCGGATTGGTATCGGTAGTGCTGAATTGGAAGATCTGATTCTACAGGCCGGCGTCACCACGCCGGAACTTATTGTCATCGGTGGCGAAGCACCGCCGCCGCGAACTTCCTGGACGCCTCGCGATTTTCTTGGCCGATTCACCCGGCAGGAGCGCATCAATATTCGAGCGGCGGCGCGGCAGGAGCCCCTCATGGAGGATTACCTGGACATGCTCCGCACCGCTCGCCGCGTCTATGCTGACGATATTGATACTTTATCCGGCATGGATCAGCTCGTGCAGGCGGGACTTATCACAGAGGCGAGACGGGCGGAAATATTGGCGCCGGATGAGGGGACTATATGAAAAACCATTCAGGGTAGGGGGCCCTGTTTCCGCCCGAGTGCTGTGAGCAGATCAAACACTGCCTTTCTGAGTTCCGGCGATGCCTGGCGCATGCGCTGCAGCAACTCCATTTCATCGTCGTTCACGGGGCTTATCTGATAGGTTTCCGTCTCCTCTCCGATCTGGACCCTGCCTTCCTCCACACCGATTTTCAGCAATGCCTTATCCAAGACCTTGGTTGCCGTCCGAATGGTTTCGGAGGCGGCCAAGGCGGCCGCGTAGGGGTCGCCGGATTCGGCGCCGCGGCTAAATTCATCCGCATTTATCGAGGCCTGCAGCCGGGAGATTATCTCTGCTGTGACACTACGCTGATGCGCCTTCGCAAGTTGTTGAATTTCCCGCTTAAAATCCGGCGGAACATAGAGATTAATCTGTGCATCGTTTCTAGCCATAGATAGTACTGTGCTATATAAACTGCTTGACGGCAATATAGTAGTCAGCTACATTTAGCTCCATTAATGTATTACGGTGCTACTATGAGCGCGATAGCGAAAAGGTCCGATCCGCAGATCAATATCCGGCTGCCCCGTGATCTGGTGAAGAAGCTGGAGACTTCCGCCAGGAAGAACGGCCGCTCCCGGAATACAGAGATCATCTTTCTGCTGCGGTTTGCCTCCGAAAGAATCCAAGAAGTATCGGCATAAACTATAGAACGGACAAAGAATTGATATAAGGTTCCCCGCCGACGTTGCACCGCCGGCGGGGAAGGGTTGAGGTTACTGGCTTGGTCACCATTTCACCTCGGCGTGTAGTGTAGCATAGCGCCGCGGTGTGTCGCCGGTAGCCTCCATGATAACCATGTGGACATGGAGGGGTATTTCACATGATCAGCAACGTGGAACTGGCTATTTATAACACCGTGCATGATTTCCGCCGCGGTGAGTGCAGGGGGGCGGCCGGCCTGGCTGAGCTCCTGGGCAGAAACCCGGGCACGTTTGCCAACAAGGCAAACCCCGCCATGCTCAATCACCATTTCACCGGTCCGGAACTGATCGCCATTATGAACCAGGCGCAGGATTACCGGATCCTCCACGCCGTCGCCCATGCCTGTCATCACTCCTGCATTGATCTGGGCGACTTCTGCCACCTGTCTGATATGGCGCTGCTGGATGCCTACGCGCATATGCATTCGGAAATCGGAGAGACCGCCGGCGCCATCAGGGCAGCCATTGCGGATGGAGAGATAACCAGGCAGGAATTCAACGAGATCGACCGCGAGTTCATGGAGGATATCCGCGCCATGCTGGAACTGCGCGCGCGGCTGCAGTGCCTGGCGGTGGATGCATGAATCCCAAGAGCTGCCTTTGCGAAGGGATTGAGGGGCGTTTGCCAGCGTCCCGGAAATCAGAACGCTCATGTACCCGTACCTCATCCCGGGGTTGCGTAGCACGAAGCGGGGAGAAGGTTGGCCGGGTGGCGCCGGCCCCTTCGCAAAGGCAGCTCGCCAGTCTCATTGATCACATCCTGACATCAACCTTTCTCACCGAGCTGGTGGCAATCCTGCTCTCCGCCGCCGGTTTTTTTCTTACCTTCATCCTCTGCCATTAAAGGAGGTCCGTATGGACAACGACACCTATCAACGCATCTTCGGTGATCCGTGGCTCTCGAAAGAGGAGATTAAGCTCATCACGAAAATCGCGGCACGCTATTGCGCGAAGCTGATGGAAATGGACGCGCCGCCCAGGGATCAGCAGGACGTGGTGATGGATATCACCGCGGTGCATCACCAGTGTCCGCTGAAACTGGAGCAACTGCTGCACACGGATGACTTCAACTTCATCCACGACGTGGCCGGTATCGAGTACCACCTCAACCGAGAGACCGGCAAGCTGGAGAACTGTTTCGTTCCCCGCTACGCCAAGGGCATCAAGGATATGACTGAGGAAGAGCTGGAGCGTATCGCGGCGGATGAGGATAACCCGGAGTATGAATCCGCGATCGAGGAGCTGGACCTGCGCAACGAACATGACGATCGCGTGCGCCAGGCCCAGGGCCTGCCGACGAAAGACGCGAGCGGGATGCAGCCGTCATGATCCCCACCCCGCGCATGAAAACTACCATCCGCCGTGACAAGTCCGGCCTGTTCGCCGTCGTGGATATCGAACACGAGGGCAAGACCGGGCTGACCACCATGGATCCGGATGTGAAGGCCTCGGATCTGGCGGTGGAGAATTTCAAGCGCGCCCATTTCCATCTGCCCCGGATCCGGGAGGATGCATGAAAAGCGAACGCCCGGTACCGGAACCGCTGCGGCGCCAGGGCCTGACCGGCCTCGAGGACAACCTGGCCGAGGGCGAGCAGGTGATCTGCCATCATGTTCTGTTCCAGTTCCTCGAGCCGGAGCTGCGCGATTATTGCCTGGGGGAGCAGCGGCCATGTGCGGCCAAGCGGAACTCCGGCTGAACATTCCCGACGATCTGCCCGACGAGGAGCAGCTCAAGGTGGCTTATCTCAGCATACCCGGTGGGATCCGCAAGGCCTCCTTCGAGGAATACCTGGCGGATCCGCTGCTGAAGCAATGCCTGCGCCGCATCGTCTATAACGCCCGCCACCCGCGGCCGGGGAGGGCGGCGTGATTGTGCGGCTCATGAATCAGCATCTGATCCGTCCGGATGGCGATACCCGTACGATCTGGATCGAGGCCGGGCATACCATCGAGCTTTGCCGCGGCACCTGCATGCGCCTCTACGTGGATCGCTGCGGTGAGGAATATATTCCCAAGGTGGAGATCGAGCGCGTCTACCGCAATCAATGCCGCAGCCTGCGCCTGGAGCTGGATACCGGCACCTGGCTGGACCTGATCCAAATCTGCGGGCTCATGGCGCTGCCCCGGGCCGTGGAGCTGACCCGGGAGGGTGGCGTCCGCCGCGTGCTGCTGGACTGCCTGATATGAAGCATGACTATTCCAGTCATAAAAACCGCCGCCGCTCGCGCTATTGCGTCCGCTGCTACCACTGCGAACACCGGCGCACGCTGCGCCGGCATCCGGATCATTACCTGCGCCCCCCCCCCGGTGTGCGTGCGGCAGCCGCCGCTGGCGCGTGGACTGGTACCGGACTGCTGGCCTCGAGCGAAAGCGCTTTACCTGCTGGTGCCTGGGTTATCCCTATCCGCACCGGCGCGGTTCGCAGTGTATTGACCGGCCCTATTTCTGCATGGAGGAGACGGCGTGATAGGTGAGGAAAAATTACGTGGCGGCTGGTATTGGTTTTTCGGCGCGGAGAAGCTGCATTTCTTCCCCAGGGCGCCGGCATGGATGGGTGGCAGCTCCCTGGCCCGTTCATTATGCGGCCTGACCGAGGGCAGGGTCGGGCTCAGCAATGCGGAGAATATCGTAAATCATCATGGTCGCTGCTCGAAATGCGAAAAAAGCCTGAATGCGAACCGGAACCAATATGAGCTTTAACATCATCCGCAAAGGCGCGGAGCCCGTGCAGCCTGTCGGCGCCAGCTGCATCGGCTGCAACTGCCATGATTTCGACGCCTGCATTACCGATGCCGGCCAGCCCTGCAGCTGGCTGGTGGTGGATTACAAGCAACAGGCGGGCGTCTGCAGTGAATGCCCGGAGTATCTGGAACAGTTCGATCGGCAATACCGACAAGGAGGGAAGTAGCCATGATAAAACGTGTCACGTATGACCAGTTCAGGGCCTGGCTGGAATCATTCAGGCCCGGGCAGATTGTTGGCCGTCCCAGCTCGTCCTGCGGCTGTCCACTATCGACTTATACCGGTTATCGCGCTACGTATTCCGCCGGCCCCCAGAAGTTTGCTTATCTCACCCCGATGAATTTTCACGGCATTATCGTCACAAAGCTGCCTCGTTGGGCCTATAGATTCATGTGTGCCGTTGATGATTGCGAGTGGAAAGGGCTGAAAAAGATTACCGCCAGCCGTGCCCTGAAGTTATTGGAGGAGTGCAAATGAGCCGCTCCTACTTCAAGGAATACCTGACCGTCCAGGAGGAGCGCCGGCTGTTCCGTGCCATGGGCGCCCGCCAGGGCCTGACGGCCGAGCGGGACCTGGCCTGGATGCAGGCTCTGCGTTATACCGGCGTGCGCATCGATGCCTTTTCCCGGCTCACCGTGCGCCATGCCCTGCAGGTGGTGAAAACCTACTACCTGACCCTCGAGCCGGCGATCCAGAAGCGCAAGAAGGGCCACAGCATTTATGTCTGCAAGCGCGGCCGCCAGGCCTTCGATCGCCTGCTCAAGATCCGCCGCCGGCAGGGCCATGAGCTGGATCAGGACGCGCCCCTGGTACTGAGCCGCAAGGGCGGCGCCCTGTCCGTGCGCGGCTATCAGGACCGCTGCAACTATTGGGATAGCGAGGCCGGCCTGGATCTGGGCCTCTCGCCGCACTGGTTCCGGCATACCCTCGCCAAGCATCTGATGAAAACCTCCGAGTCTGCGGATCCGCAGCTAATCGTCATGGCCGCCCTGGGCCATTCCGATCGGCGATCGACGGATATCTATACCTGGCCGGACAAGGAGGATATGGAACTGGAGCTGGAGCGAGCGGCGTGACGCCGGATCTGATCAATGCCCTGTTCGAGGCCTGCGGCGCCACCCTGGTGCTGCTCAGCATTCACCGGCTGCACCGGGACAAGCTGGTGCGCGGCGTGCACTGGGCGCCGGTGCTGTTTTTCACCGCCTGGGGCGTCTGGAATCTGTTCTATTACCCGCATCTGCAGCAGCTGCTCAGTTTCCGCGCCGGCGTCTGCCTGGCCCTGGTGAACGCCATCTGGCTGGCGCAGCTGCTGTATTACCTGAAGGCCGAGCAGCGATGATCTGCCGCAGTGGCAATCATGACTGGTTCGATGAGATTAACGCCAGGCGCTGTTGCTCCGGTCGCTGGTATCGGGCCCTGCGCCGCATCGAGGATATCGAGGATCTGGACGAGGAGGGCAGGACCTACGCCGGCGGCGGCTGGGTCTATGGCTGGGTACGCCTGCCGGAGGAAGCGCTGGTATGATTAAACTCAACCCCGCCCATTTCGCACTCTTCATCGACTGGCACGGCCATATCAACGTGCAGTACCGCCGGCGCGGCAAGCTCATCGATGCCATCAAATTAAACCGCCGCGGCCTGCTATTGGTCACCTGCAAGCAGGGCAAGCTGCGCCAGCGCGGCATCCGCTATCTCCCATCGGAACAGAGCGGGGACGTCCTTGGCAAGGTCATGGCCTATTGCTCGCTTTATCCCCGCCATATTGACGAGGGCGTAAAGGAAATTCTCTCACAGGTTTATGCAGTCCTGGGTGGAACCACCACCCAGGGGGAAGGGAGCAAGCCCGGGTCTCCCGCTAAAACCCCTGCCGGTACCAAGCCGGCAAGTACAACCCGGGCAGGGGCGGCTGAGTGATGAGCGCATGCGTGGCCAGGTGCGGTTCATCCATCCCCCCACCAGCCGAGGCCAGGCGGACCCCGCACGAGCCGAAATTGACGGTGTATGACCGGCAGTGTCCAGGCCTGGCAACTTATCCACCAAGGAGGCAGCCATGATTACCGCATTGTTTACTGCGTTTGTGATGGGAATTATCTATACCACTATCGGCATATTGCTCGCGCTGGTACTGGAAACCCGCCCGGCATTCAGTCGCTGGCTGGAGAACTGGTATTTCACCCTGCTGATGATCTATTTATGGCCGGTTCTCGCGCCGCTGGCACTGATCCTGGTTTCTATCATGGGGAAAAAGGGCCGTGATGGATGGAATGACGATCAGACCTTTATCTGAATCGGAACGCAAGGGCTGTGACTATCATGCCATCGGCATCAGGGCCGGCCGCAAATATAAGATTATTTATCTCAATCGGCTGCCCCTGGATCGACTCTGCGGCGCTATTAAATACCTGCAGCGCGAGCAGCCGGAGTTTTATCAGCTTATTCGGGATCCATGGTTTCGGCGCCTGGCCCGTGAATTCGACGCCGAGATCCCCATAGCCATCGAGGCAACAACTAAGTGAGCATACCGAATATAGGCAAGGCGGATGGCAAGAATATCTATATTGATATCGCGCGCCTGATGAAAACCCGGCTGTTGGTCACCGCGAATTCCGGCGCCGGCAAGTCCTGGCTGCTGCGACGTATCTTCGAGCAGACTTTCGGCAGCATCCAGCAGATCATCATTGATCCGGAGGGCGAGTTTCATACCCTGCGGGAAAAGAACGATTACATTATCTGCGCGCCGGCGGACGCCGACGTCGTGGCCACGCCGGCGACGGCGAGGCTGCTGGCTACCCGCCTGCTGGAAACCCAGGTCAGCGCGGTCATCGATATTTTTGATTTAAATCCCCGCGACCGCCAGCGGTTCGTCAAGCTCTTCTGCGATGCCTTGGTAAATGCGCCCAAGAAGCTCTGGCACCCGGTGCTGGTGGGCCTGGACGAGGCGCACGATTATTGCCCTGAGAAGACTCAGGCCGAGAGCGCCGGCAGTGTCATCGCAGTAGGTACCCGCGGCCGCAAGCGCGGTTTCTGTCTCCTCGCCGCCACGCAGCGCCTGGCCAAGCTCAATAAGGACCTGGCCGCGGAAATGAACAACAAGCTGGTGGGCCGCACCATCCTGGATGTGGACGTGAAACGCGCCGCCGAGGAACTGGGCTTCACCGACCGCGAGCAGCGCCAGTCCCTGCGGCACCTGGGCGAGGGCGAGTTCTACTGCTATGGTCCGGCCCTGATCAACGACGTCACCCGCGTCAAGGTGGGCGGCGTCAAGACCACCCACCCGGATCCGAACCAGCAGATCATCGCCGAGCCGCCGCCACCCACGGCCCGGATCAAGAAAATCCTGGCCGAGCTGCAGGATCTGCCCACGGAGGCACAAAAGGAGCTCACCACGGCCTCCGAGCTCCGGCAGGAGGTAACGCGCCTCAGGAGCGAACTGACGCGCGCCAGGAAGGCCGGCGGCGCGGATCCGGCCGAGGTCCGGGAGCAGGTACAGGCGGCCGTGGAAAAGGAGCGCCAGACAATTCTGACGGCCCTGGGCAAGGAGCTGCAGCGCCACGCCCGGCTGCTGCAGCAGGACGCTGCCGGCATCCGCAAGCATCTGGAGAGCCTGCTGCAGACTGCCGATAACTATCCATTACCGGAGCAGCTGGCCCCGGCCCAGTCGAAAGCCGGCACTGGGAAGCTCGGACAGTTCGCCGCTCACCGAGGCAGCGGATCTCACCGGCAGCCATTACCGCCATCCAGGCCGCCCGCCAGCTCCGCGGCCGCGCCGCCGGCGGACAGCAACATATCCTCTTCGCAGCAGCGTATTCTGACGCGCCTGGGCGAGCTCGAGGCCGCCGACGTCCTCACGCCGCTCAAGGCTACCCTGGCGGGCTTCTGCAGGTTCAGCCCCAAGAGCGGCGGTTATGGTAATAATCTGGGCAAGCTACGCACCATGGGTTATGTGGATTATCCAGCACCGGGCCGTATTAGCCTTACTGATGCCGGCCGCACCCTGGTCCAGGCATCAGAGCCCATGAACCTGGAGGAGTATCACGAATGCTGGCAGGACATGGTCAGCAATTCCCAGGCGCGGATCCTCGAGGAAGTGATTGCCATTTATCCCGATTCCATCAGCAAGCATGCTCTGGCTGAGCGCCTGGGTTGCTCGCCGACCAGTGGGGGCTATGGCAACAACCTGGGCAAACTGCGCACCCTGGGCGCCATCGATTATCCGCAATCCGGTTACGTTAAAGCCACGGAGGTCCTGTTCCCTTATGAGTAACAGCTATTTCTGTTTCAACCATGACCAGCTTGAAGAGGCCCTGCAGGAATTCCGCGGCTGGCTCATAGAGCAGGGGCGGACGCCGGAGGAGGCAGATCTCGAGATCCGGCAGCACCGGGAATTCCTCAATTCGGACGCCGCGAAAAATCACAAGCTGATCCAGTTCAGCGGTCAAATCAAAACCACGTAAGGAGTGCCATGCAATGCTGATACTGACCCGCAGGCAGAGTGAACGGCTGGTGATAAATGACAATATCATCGTCGAAGTGATCGAAATTCGCGGCAATCAGGTGCGCCTGGGCGTGACAGCGCCCAGGGATATCGATGTGCACCGCGAGGAAGTCCACCAGCGCATCCAGCAGGACAAGGCGACAGCCTGATATGAAGGCACTCTCCATCCGTCAGCCGTGGATCTGGGCCTTTCTCCATGCCGGCAAGGACGTGGAGAACCGCAGCTGGCGCACCACCTACCGCGGCCCGCTGCTGCTCCATGCCAGCAAAACCTTCGATCTGCAGGGCAAGCGCTGGATCCAGGACACCATGGGCATAAAGGTCCCCGGCAATCTCCCCCGCGGCGGCATCGTCGCCCGCGGCCGCCTCGTGAACTGCGTGGAGGCCATGAACTCGCCCTGGTTCTTCGGCCCCTGGGGCCTGGTCATCACCGAGGTCGAGCCGGTGCAGTTCTATAACTGCGTCGGCCGCCTGGGCCTGTTCAATGCGCCGGATCAGGGGGTGCTGCCGTTATGACCCCGATTGAAATCCGGCATTTCCATTTCTTCTGCGGCCTGGGCGGCGGCGCCAAGGGGTTCAATCAGGGCCATGCCCGCGTCGGCAGCATGGAGGCCCGGTTCCGCTGCCTGGGCGGCGTGGATAGCGAGCCGGCGGCGATCCGGGATTTCGAGCGCCTGGCCGGCGTGCGCGGCACCTGCATGGATCTGTTCAGCCGCGAGCAATACCGCCATTACCACGGCCAGGAGCCGCCTACGGTCTGGCGCGAGGCGATGCCGGCGGATATCCGCTGCGCCGCCGGCGATGAGCATCCGCATATCGTATTCCTTTCCGCGCCCTGCAAGGGCTTCTCCGGCCTGCTGTCCCAGAAGCGCAGCACCACGGAGAAATACCAGGCCCTGAATGCACTCACCCTGCGCGGGATCTGGCTCATGTGCGAAGCCTGGCAGGACGATCCTGTGGACCTCATTGCAGGAACTGAAGACAAGGCGGAAGCATCTTGCTGCGGGAACATCTCGCGGGCCTCGACACGGGAACGTGCACTGGCCAAGACAAAGCTGGAAGAATCAGTCATGTGGGCAGTTAAGGCAATAACGGGCTGATATGCCGACGCCTGATCTATTCGGAGATCCTCCGCCCCCGGCCCGGGGCAAGCATTATATCGAGCCCCGCGGCCACGCCGGCATCCCCGGCCGCGGGCCTGCCGGCGAGACCTGCAGGACCTGCCGGCACTACTGCAGCGCGAGGGTGGGCAGCGGCAAGACATTCCCGAAATGCGGCCTGATGAGATCCAGCTGGACGCATAGCCGCACTACCGATATCCGCGCCCGGGATCCGGCCTGCCCGCGCTGGGAACGAAAGAGGAATGACAACGATGTGTAATGCCTGCGGATTCGTCTGCTGCGCCTCTGACCAGTTCGGGGGCTGCGGCTGTGATAACTGCCATGACCCGGCGTGCTGGGCAATCTGTGAGGGCTGTAATCTTCCTGAACAGTATTGCGAATGTTCTGATGATGACGATATCGAGGTAACAACATGAAACCGATTTCATTTCCAGAGCAGACACAAGTTTTGAAAAAACCAAGCAGTATGACGGATGAGGAATGCACGCCGCTGCCGGTCTATAACGACGGCAAGAATTCGATCAGCTGCTGGCGCGGCGGATTCCGGGATCGCCTGCGGTTTCTCTTCACCGGGAAAATGTGGCTCTGGGTGATCAGCGGATCCTCCCAGCCGCCGGTGCTGGTAACGCCGGATTATCCATTTCCGAAAGGGAAGGGCAAAGCATGACCGATTCAACCATTATTAATACCCTCAAGGATTGCCATTATTTCCTATCCCAGACCGCGAAGTTCCGGCAGCCGATCGTGCAGCAGGACCTGGATGGCGCGCTGCGCCGGCTGGCCCGCTATATCCAGGCCCTGGAGGAAATCCAGGATGACGCCGACCGGGCCCAGGTACTGACCCGGTTCGAGCCTTATGGCAAAGGCTGCTTTCCCCAGCCGCTCGATGACTGGCCGCAGCTGAAGGATATCCTCTGTGACGTTCTGCAACAGCTAATTATGGACGGCTATCGCCTGGAGTATTTCGAGGCCTGGGCCGTCTGCTTGCTGCAGCACAATACCAGCCTGCAGGACAAGCTGGCGGAGGTAACACGCGAGTTGCGGGAGCTGAAAGCAACCCAGGGCGATATCGTTACCGGATAAAAATGGCATCCAATTATTTTAATCTTTATGAAACATTCTGTATGCGCTTCTTCTACAAAATAGGTGGTGCAGATCTGGTACAGGCAGCGCTTCCCCATCGGAGTAGACAGGCGATTTATAACAAGGCATGGAGTATGGGGTATATCCGTACCAATCATGGGCGCCGTCAGCTCAACTGGAGCAAGCAGGAAAAAGAGCTACTAATCGATATCGTTACGCGACAGAAAAAATATCGCGGAAAGGTTCATTATGATCTGGTCTCACTCACCATGGAGAAAAATGGATTTCGGCGATCCCGCAATGCCTGTAAATCTATGGCGCAATTCCTGGGACTCCAGCGTGCGATTATTACTTCTCAAAATCGAAAAAACCATGGTGCCCACGCCGTAACCGATAATAATGAAAAGTAAAACATGGCATCCATCAATGACCTCAAGACCTACGATCTCCATGAGATAGCCCGGCTCCTGGGACTGGAGCGGCCGGCCGGCAATCGTGGCAATTACCGCAGCCCGCAGCATGAGGACAAAAATCCCTCGCTCTCTATTTTTCAGCGTCATGGCCGCTGGTTCTGGACGGATCATTCCGGCGGTGACGAGGCGCGCGGCAGCTGCGTCGACCTGGTCATGTACGTGGAGGGCTGCGACGTCTCGGCCGCGGTGCGCCGGCTGCACGAGCTGCTGCAGATCCCCATGGAGAAGGATCAACCCCTTGCACCCCGGAAAGATGCGCCGCGCGAACTGCATGAGAAAATCGCCTGGTTCGCCCAGAAGGAGGCGGACCAGGCGCGGGATTATCTGATTACTGAGCGCGGGCTCACAGAGGAGCTGGTGGACAAGGCCATCAAGGCCGGCGCCGTGGGCTTCAATACCTGGACCTCGCCGAAGGTGGACGCCGGCCAGTTCGGGCACGGCGGGCCGGCAGTGGCCTTTATCGTGAAAAGCTTGAACCCGGGCGCGGTCAAGAGCGTGGATCTGCGCTATCTGGATCCGGAACTGAACGGCGGCACCAAGACCCAGACCTTCGGCGAGAAGGCCGGTTATCCCTATTATCTGGATATCCAGCGCCTGCGCGACGCGCGGACGGTCTATGTGGTGGAATCCGCCATCAATGCGCTATCCATCGAATGCTGTGGCATGCCGTACACGGCCGCGGTGGCCGTGCGCGCCATCCGGGCGCTGGATGCTATCGACTGGACCTGGTTTCATGGCCAGCAGCTGATCCTGTGTTTCGATAACGATGAGCCGGACAAGAAAAACCGCTGTGCCGGCCAGGAGGCGGCCTGGCAGCTCTATGACATTCTCGCCGGCAAGAACATCGCCGCCATGCTGGTGGACCAGGGCGAATGGGAGCACAACGACGTTAACGATATCCTGCAGGCTGCCGGCGCGGAGGAACTGAAGTTTGCCCTGAAGCGCCTGGAGCCCTGGGCGCTGCAGGGCCTGCCCGGTGAAGTCAAGTTCATGAAAGGGCGCTCCCGGCTTTACCTGCCGTCCCACGACTATGCCCGTTATTGGCGCTACCGGGTAAAGGAGGATTTCACCACCTACGTGGACAAGGTGGAGCAGGACAGCGAGAGCGGCCGCGACAATATGCGTTTCGAGGACGTCTGCGGCTTCCGTGTCGCGTCCATTTCCCGGGTCACCATCGCCAGTGCCAACAGCGTGCTATCCGGCGGCGAGGACGTCATGCCACAGACACTGTTTGCCGTCTCGGTGCAGACGCCGCGGCACGGGCCGGTGCTGCAGCGGCGCGTGTTCGAGGATGAGGAGCTGCATAACGCCGACAAGTGGGGCAAGTTCGGCCCGGTATTCAAGAAGGCGGTATTCAGCCGCATGGTGAACATCCTCGAGCGCTCCTCGGACCTGGGCAGCCGCGAGGCCATTAATTTTGTCGGCCTGGGCTGGCTCAATAACCGCCTAATGGTGAATGAGGGGCATCACTGCTATTTCACGGATCCGGACCAGCAGTGCCCCTACAGCAAGCTGATTTTCCCCTCCGGGACCGTCAGCGACGCCCAGAGGGTCATCCAGGCCTATCATAAGACCTTCCAGCACAGCGCCGGGCTGCTCACCCTGGTCTGGGCCCTGGGTGCGCACCTCAAGGCGCTGATGGGCTTCTGGCCGCACCTGGTTATGCAGGCGGCCAAGGGCTCGGGCAAGTCCACGCTCTGCAAGAAGCTGGAATCCACCATCGGCATGACCGTGTTCGGCCGCCAATCCATCGAGAGCGCCTTCCGCGTCCTGACCAGCCTCAGCCATACCTCGCACCCGGTCGGCTGGGAGGAGATCTCCGCCGGCCGTCAGGAAATCATCGATAGCGCCGTTTCCAGCCTGCAGCAGGCCTACCAGTACAGCCTGACGCGCCGCGGCGCCAGGATGCTGGAATTCTTGATCTGTGCGCCGGTGCTGCTCGCCGGCGAGGACGTGCCGGTGAAGAGCCTGGAAGGCAAGCTGGTGCGCACAGACCTGACGGACCGCAAGGGCGACAAGCTGCCTGACAACCTGCCGTTGTTCCCGGTGCGCCAGTGGCTGGAGTTCCTGGCTGGCCGCACGCGGGAACAGGTCAACGAGCTCTATCAGCGCTGCCTGGAGTTCTGCAGGGAGACGTCCGCCGGCAAAGCCGAGGATCCGGGCGCCAACCGCATGCGCGAGAACTACGCAGCCGTGCTGACGGCCTGGAGCCTGCTGCTGGAGTTCGCCCAGCTCGATCGCCGGGATTATCCCTTCCCGGCAGACCTGGTGGAGCAAATGAACCGCCATATCATGGATACGGAGAGCGAGCGCGAACCCTGGGTCTGGATCATGGAGATCATCCTGTCCGAGATCGATTCCAACCAGTACCGGCACCCCTATACCTGGGATCCGTGGCAGGATGTCGATGGCTGCCTCTACATTCGCCACAAGGACATGATGAATCATATCCAGCACAACACGCGCCTGCGTGAGGTCTGGAACAGCCTCACCATCAAGTCCTCCAAGGTCCTGCGCGAGCATCTGCAGCGTGCTGGCGTCATCCTGAGCGACAAGGGCGACAAGACCATCAACCGGCGCCGGGTCAATCACATGCTGGTGCTGGATCCGCGTGTCATGGAACGCTACGGCCTGCAGCCGGCCCCCACCGATGCTACCGGCGATATGTATCCTCCCCCATGACCCCCCGTTCCCCCCAAAAATTGACGGCGCCGAAATGGAGCTGTGAAGAAGCAGGACAGCACGCTCCATGCCCGTTTTTCAAAAATAAAGGCGGAGACTGCAGGGCAAATGTTCTCTTTTTAGTGGGACAGGTTTATAACTTTTTGATATATCTGTGTTTGCCCAGAACGGTGGGAACGATTTTTATCTGTAGCCCCACACTTTTTTATAAAAGTCACACACATTATTTATATTGCCCCACACCGGCCTTTTCGGTTGCGGCGCCTATCTCTCTCTCTCATCTTCTTAATTTAAAAAGAGAAAGATATATAAATAGAGGCGTGGAAGAGGATAGGGGTAGTCCCACAGTTTTTTTTGTTGTAAAAATCACAGTCCCACACTTTTTTCGTCCAGATCAGCAAAAAGTGTGGGACTTCCGTGCAGGCACTATTCCAGGCGGCTCAATGACTTATGTGAGAATTGTCCCGGGCTCCACAGTTCCACAGTTTTTTTTCTCCCTTATCATTTTTTTTGGAGCCGCTGATGGCTGCTGATATGCCCCTGCTGCTGGAGAAATTCTGTATTCAGCTCGAGATTAATCAGGGCCTGGCGGCGGCGACGGCCAGCAAGTACCAGGGCTACCTGCTGCGCCTGGACGAGTATTGCCGGCAGCGGAACCTGGATCCGCTGGCCATAGACCAGGAGCAGCTCGAGCATTTCACCGGCCTGTATATGCATGAGCTGGGTCTCAGCCCCCAGGCGCGTAAGGTGGTGGTCTCCGCGGTCCGCAAGTTCTACAGCTGGCTTGACCGCGCCGGCGTCATCGAGGATAACCCGGCCCGCAACCTGAAACAGCCGAAAACCGGCCGCAAACTCGGCATCAAAATGGACCTGCAATATATGCAGAAACTCATCATGGCCCCTGGGCTCAGTAGCTTTAAAGGCGTGCGGGATACGACAATATTCACCATCCTGGCCGGCTGCGGCCCGCGGCCCTCCGGTATTGTCGGCCTGAACCTGTCCGACGTGCTGTTTTCCCGAGAGAACGACGGCCGCGGCCAAGTGGAAAAGCTCTATCTGCGCTTCCGGGAAAAGGGGAAGAAGGAGCGCATCGTGCCGGCGCCGGATGAATGCCGCGCCCTGTTGCGCGCCTATCTGGGCCATCCTTATCTCGCCGGCATCGACCGCTCCCTGGCCGATGGTGATCAGGTCCTGTTTATCAAGACAGCCGATACCAGCATCAGCCCCGCCGACTTCCATGGCGAGGCCAGGCGCCTGTCCATCCAGCGCATCAATAAGCTCATGCTGTACTACGGCAGGAAGGCAGGCATCCCGCTGGACCAGTGCGCACCCAAGGCCCTGCGCCACCTGTACGGCACCGAACTGCATGAAAGTGATGTGGATATCCGCCTCAGCCAGGCTCTCATGGGCCACGCAGATATTAAATCCCAGACCATGTATACGCACCTGGCCATGCGCAAGGCCCGCAAAGCCATCGAGCAGGCAAACCCGCTGGCCAAGGTTTCTCTCCCGGTTATTACCGACCTCAGCAAATTACGGTAGCGCTCAGACCATGACAGATATTGAGGCTCAAGCCATGCGCATGTCCCCGTCTCCAAGTAGGGTATGTAATTCGAAAAGGCCCCCCATTCCTGAAACCGTGGCACTAGGCAGGCTCTATCTTTTGGCTGGCCCGCGGCCTGCTGGGAAAATCGCTTGGAGAACGGGCAAAAACAATCCGGGGTACGTAACGCACCAGCTGCGCACTTCGCATAAATGCGCAGTTCGACACGATACGGATCCAGCAGGCTCAAGGGCTTACGGATGCCGCGGCCGCAGTAGTGCGCAGTTCGATCAGCGGATCCGTGCCCGCCGGCAGCCGCGGCCGGCCCTGGTGCCGCAGGGGTGGGGGGTCGGCAGCTCCCAGGCCCCGGCCCAGCCGGGGGGATGGGTACCCGGATATCTGCAGTTTGTCAGGCCCCACCTTGGGAAAATCGCGCGCAGGCCTGCGCCATGACGGCGGCGGCGAAAACAGCTGTGATTTACGTCCGCGTATCGACCGGTAAACAGGCTGATCGGGAATTGCCGCTCGAGAGCCAACTGCATGAATGCCGGCGCTCAGCGCAGGAGCTGGGCGCACGGATTATGGCCGAGTTCGTGGAGCCGGGACGGTCCGCCTACCATGACAAGCGCACCGAGTTCCAAAAGGCTCTGGTTTATTGCGAGCGGTATCTGCCGAATTATTTCATCACCTGGGATACGGAAAGGTTCTCGAGGCGTGTGGCCGTGGGCTATTCAGCGGAGGAACGGCTGGAGCGGGTAGGCACTGAAATTATTTATTCTGGATTTAATGCCGGCGAGGATCCGGACTCCCGATTTTTAAATGTGGGAATGCGTAGGTTAATGGGCGAGCTGGCGAGTCGCAGCAATTCTAAAAATACCAAGCGCAGCATGATTTTAAACGCAAAACAGGGGTTTTTTAATGGTGGCCACACTCCATTCGGATATGGCGTGGAGGTTAGCTCTAGCGATAGAAAGAAAAAATATTTAAAAATAAATGATTCTGAATCGGATACCGTAAAAAAAATATTCCAGATGCGCCTTAAGGGAATGGGGGGGAAGGCGATCGCGGTTTATCTCAATGAAAGAAAACTGCTGAATCGCGGGAAAAAATGGTCAAAAAGCTCAATATGTGATCTATTGCGGAACCAGAAAATAGCGGGCTATCAGGTCTATGGCAGAAAAGATAAGTGTACCGGGAAATTACAGCCACGTGAGAACTGGATAGTAGTTAAAAGCCATGAGCCAATAATTAGTGAAAAGATATTCAACCAGGTCCAGGAAATGATGGATGGACAGGTTACGCATACCGGCGGATCCGCATTGAGCAATTTCATGTTTACCGGCCTGCTTACTTGCGGAGAATGCGGCGGCTCCATGCAGATACAAACAGCCACAGGAAGAAATAAAACATATTCCTATTACAACTGCCGTAACGCCATGATAAACGGCACCTGTAGCAATAAGCGCCGTTCTGCCGAGATACTGGATGACTTCCTGAGCTCAGAGATATTGGATAAATTGCTGGATGAAACCAATATGCAGTTACTGCTCAAGGATATGAATAAATCAATTGCGCAGTGGACTAGGCAGGCCTCCACGCGACAAAACAAAATATCCGCAGAATTAAAATCACTGCAGGAGAAAAATGACCGGCTCCTGGCCGTCATTGAATCCCAGGGGGAGGGTGCTGATGTCGGTAGCCTGCTTTCCAGAATCAATTATAACGAGCAGCGTATGCAGCAGCTGGAAGCTGATTTGATGGAAATCAAGGTGAGCAAGCCCGAGAAATTAAATATCGATAAACCTGAAATTACTAGAATACGGACCAGAATCGAACATATAATTAAAACAGATACTTGCGTTAAAACCGCGCGGGCTATTTTTTCGTCTATCATTCAGAGGATAGTGGTAAAAGATACGATTACCGTGATTTATTATCGGCCTGAAATGATTTTTGACCGCCATGGGTTCGCAGGAAGTAGTGCGCGGGGAGCCAATCTATTGCTCCTGCGAACCAAGGAACTGGTATTGGAGCTCCCGCCTGAGCTGCAGAGGAAGAAAGCCGCATGATGGGCGGGAATGCGGCGCCGAAGGATTCCGTTACTTTTCTCTGCAGGTCCTGCCGGGAGCAGTTCCGGGATAGGCCGGAGCTTATCAATGATGCGCCGGAGGATGACTATCATCCCTGGCGTTATTTCGCTTATTGCCCGGTCTGTCACGAGCTGGTGGAGCAGGCTTGGTGGGAGCGTAATCTGCTTAAGGCCTGGGCGAACTCCACCGGGCCGCGGACGGCGGAGGGGCGGCAGCGGTCGGCGGCGAACCTGGAGGGGCATCCGACGCCGGAGGAGGCGCTGCGGACCCGGTTCAATGCAGTCAAGCATGGTATATATGCCCAGACCGCGACCTATTTCCCCGCCAAGCCCGGCGCCTATCCGGAATGCCAGGATTGTGAACTTCGGGAGACCATTTGCCCATCTGAGCGGGCCTGCCTGAAAAAAACCGAGCTGTTCATGAAGCATCATATTGCTTTCGACAGCCGGGATCCGTCTGCGCTGATGGATATCCATGCCGCCAACCAGGCGGCGATTTCCGCGATGATTAATCAGATGTTCCTGGCGATCGCGCTGGACGGCGGACCGTCAATCCGGCAGCCGGTCTGGACAACAGATAACAAGGGCTGGACCAAGCTGGTTTCCTTCATCGATGACAATACCGGGCAGCGGAAATATCTCGAGGAGATTAAGGCGCACCCGCTTCTGCGGCATTTAATGGACTTCATTCACAAAAACAATATCACTATGGCCGATCTGGAAATGACGCCCAAGGCCAAGGACGAGCAGGATGCACTCAAGGGCTTCCTGGACGCGCCCGCCGGCGAGCGGCCGCAGCAGGATGCGCTGGAATTCCAGCAGGAGCAGCAAAAACAGCTGCGTGATCTGCGGGGAATGATCGAACGCAGCCAGCAAAGCACGGATAAGGATCCCGTTCTTATCGAATACAACCAGGGCGAGGGCTGATGGTGGAACGTCTCTCACAGGCCCGGAGGATCCAGCTGCGCACCCTGGCGGAGGCCGAGATTAATCGGTATGCCGACGATCATGCCGCCTGGCACAAGCATGTGCATAACGTCGAGCTGGATTCCGTCCAGGTACTGAAATGCCTGGAGATGGATGAGAATCCCAATTCGATTGATTATTCCTGCCGGCGCACTGGCAAGACGGCCGTGAAAGAGCTCTACCAGCTGAAATATAACGCCTGTCATCCGGATCAGCAGGAGGGTGTCGTGGCGCCACGGCAGGCGCAGTCCGTGGTGAATATCAATTACCATCTGGATGCCATCCGCCGTTCCGAGATCCTGAGTGCTTTCATCGATTACAAGAGCGGCCGCCGGCAGATCGCGGATACATATTACCAGTTCGCCAACCGATCCCGGGCTGACGCCTTCGGAATCATGGCCAATGTGGATGGTGGTGATCTTACGGCCGCCTCCCTGGAGGAGGTGGATGATATGCCCAAGGACCGGCTCCATTCCCGTTTCCTTCTCATGCTGGGTTCCAAGCGTCGCCTGGGCGCGGCAAAGGATAGCCATAATGCACCCCAGATCCGGATCACCGGCGTATTCAAGGGCAATGACACACTGACGGAACTCATTGATTCCGGCGTCTATACAGTGCTGCCGATCGTCAATGTCTATCTAGGCGTCGAAATGGGGATCCTGCATCGCAATTTCATGGAGGATATGCGGAACCAGCTGGCCCCGGATGAGTATATCCGGCAGCTGCTCTGCAAGAACGTCAGCTCCCGTAATCTTATCTGGCAGATCTGGGTGCGGCGTGCCATGACTATCGGCCTGAAGGGAGATATCAAGCTGCAGGAGCCCGTGCCCGGGCTGGAATACAGAAAGCATGGCCTGACCGCCATGGGCTACGATCATTCCGGCCACGGCGAAAACCCCCATGCCTCCAAGTATGCCTGCGTGGTGCTGGAGCAGATCGGCAATTTCACTTGCCTGATCTTCGCCAGGTTCTGGCCGCCCGGCACGGATGAAGTGGAGGTAAAACGCGAGCTGGTGGAGATATGGCGCTATTTCCGCCCGGACTACGGCATGGGCGATGCCTTTGGGGTGGGATTGATTACCGATGTGAACGATATGCTCTACCGGGAGGGACTAATCACGATCAATCGGCAGACCATCGGTAACGGTGAATCCGTGGCCAGCACCTGGAAGGACTGGGCTTTTTCGCCGCTGCGGTTCGAGGGCATGACCAAGCATGCCATGGCCCAGGCGGTGCGCGCATTATTCAATAAATCCCCGATCCGGGTTGCAATCCCCTATTTCGACGACTATGACATGAAGGATCCGGGCACTGATGCTATGCGCCAGGTTACGCGGCAGCTGACCAATATCGTGCCCTATGAAAGCAAGGCGGGTTATTCACTTTACAAGATGGTGAACCCGAAAATCGGGGATGATGGTTTCGATGCATTCATGGCAGCGGTTTGGGCGCTGATGACGCGCGGGATCGGCGATATTCGCACAGTGGTGCGCATGACCACCCGGGATCCGGCCGCCGATATCGAGCAGGCCATGTTACCCACCGGTTCCTACTGACGAGGCAGAGACTATGACGGCGATCAGCAACTTCATCGAGCGCACCGGCGCCAGGTTCGCCGGCGGTGCCGGCATCTATCTCCCGGGCGAATCCGGCCGTGGTTTCAACGAGCTGGGCTACCGGCCGACACCCGAGGACCGCATGCAATATATCAGCCGCCTGCTCTGGGTGGATAGCGGGCTGCGGGCCAAGGTCCTGGATATCCGCAAGATGGACCAGGAGGATCCGCGGGTAAAGAAGATCCATCGGCGCACTGCCTCGGCTGCCATCAAGGGTGGCCTGATCCTGAAACAGAAGCGCGAGAATACGCGGATATCCCGCGAGTGGCATGACTTTGTCCGGCGGTTGAAACTGGACAAGCGCCAGAAGCTCACCTCAGATGCCCGCGGCTTTGTCATGGAGGGCAATCTGCCGCTGCAGTGGATACTGGATACCGAGGGCCGGAATATTGTCGGCGGCATCCGCATGCCGTCGGAGACCATTCTGCCCCTGGTGGGTGGCGACGGCCTGTTCAAGGACGTCACCCGGGCCTATGCCCAGATCGATCTCAATACCGGCCGCCAGGCCATTACCTTCCCGCTCTGGCAGCTCACCCTGGGCCGGCTGACGCCGCAGAATTACGATGACATGGGCTCCATGGGCCGGCCCTATTTGGACGCCTCGCGGGCCATCTGGCGCAAACTGATCATGACGGAAACGGACCTGGTGGTGCGCCGGCATGAACGGGCGCCGCTGCGCCTGGCGCATGCCCTCGAGGGCGCCAGCGATGATCACCTGGCCGAATACGAGGAAAAGAACGAGCAGGCCCGCAAAAACGGCAACGTGCGGGACTTCTACAGCAATTCCAAGCTGTCCGTGACTGCCATGCAGGGCGATCAGACCCTGGACAAAATGGAGGATATCGTGCACCTGGTGGATACCTTCTTTTCCGGCGCCCCCGGTGACAAGGCCCTGTTTGGCTATACCGGCGGCATGGCGCGGGATGTCCTTGAGGATATCAAGCGCGACTTCTATGAGGAGATCGATGCCCTGCAGGACGAGCTCGCCGATATCTACCAGTTCGGGTTCGAGCTGCAGCTGCTGCTCCGGGGCATCAATCCGCAGGCTTCGGACTTCCAGGTGCAGTTCGCCGAGCGGCGCACGGAGACCGCGAACCAGGCCGCGGACCGGGCCCTCAAGTATCAGGCCCTGGGCGCCAGTCAGCGCACCACCTGGGAGGCGGCCGGCCTGGATCCGGATCAGGAAATCGCGCGGCGCGAGGACGAGGCCGCAAGTAATGATCCTTATCCCGATGCACCGAAGCAGCCCGGGAATGTCAGCATCACGCCCGGTAACGCGCGCAAGGGCGGCAGCTCCACGACCATTTCCACCCGGAACTGATCGCCGGCGTGTCCGTTCCGGCCGACCAGGTCAATGTCCGCACCGCCCGCAAGGCGGCCATCAAGCGCGGCACGCGCAAGGCCGTGGCCGGGCTGCGCAACGTGGAGCAGGATTACCTGGACCAGGCCACGGAGCTCTACCGGCAGGCCCGGCACGATCTGGAGGCCGCCATCCGCAGCTATGCCGATTCCGAGAATACGCTGCGCCTGCAGGTGCTGCAGGACCTGCGCGGCCAGGTAAATGCCCGCCTGCGCGATCTGGAGAGCTCCAGGAACGATCTGTTGAACCAGGGCCTGGCCAACGGCGCCGAGACCGGTACCGAGCCGTTCCGCGGCACCGCGGCCGCCGTGGCGACGTCGTTCACGCGGATCCATGACGAATCCGTGCAGTTCGTGCATAACCTGGTGGGCGCGGACGGCCTGCAGCTCTCGGATCGTCTCTGGCGCATCGACCGCGGCGCCCGGGACCTGGTCGGCAATGCCATCGAGCGCAATATCATCCTGGGGCACAGCGCCAGCATGGCGGCTCAGGACTTCCTCAGCCGCGGCGAACCGGTGCCGGCGGATATCCAGGTCAAGCTCGGCGCCGCCGGCGCTGACAAGGTGGCCAGGACCGCCGGCCAGGCCCTGATGACCGGCGAGGGCAATCCCTACAGCAACGCCCTGCGCGTATTCCGGACCGAGATCAACCGGGCCCACAACAAGGCCTATGAATCCGCGGCATTCGAGCATCCGGACGTGATCGGCGTCCGGTTCGTTCTCTCGCCGAACCATTCCCGGCCGGACATCTGCGATATGTATGCCTCCATGAATGAATACGGCCTCGGCCCCGGCGTCTATCCCCAGGGGCAGAGCCCATACCCGGCCCACCCGAACGATAACTGCACCATTGAGGTGGTATTTTCCGACGAGGTTTCCGGGGAGGACCGGCAGGGCAAGGAGGATCCGCTTACCTGGTTGAAAAAACAGGCCCCCGGCATGCAGCAGGCGGTACTCGGCGCCAGCAAGAAGCGCGCGGCCCTGGAAAAGGGCCTGCTGCGGAAAAGCCAGATCGCCACGCCCTGGCGGGTGCTGAAACAGCGCTATATCCGCCAGGGCATCGATGTGGAGAACCTAGTGCCGACGCCGGCGGAGCCCCTGGGCGTGGACAGCGGCCTGGTGCCGAGGGCCTATACTGTCAGCGGCGCCCAGGTCTCCGAGGCCTTGGATATTCATATCCCCAAGGACGTGGCGGATCGCGCTCTGGGCGCCATCGATGCCGTGCATGGCGATGGCCGGCTGCCCATGATCCCGGTCCAGACCTCGCCGGCGCGGACGAATTATTACGGCGCTTTTTTCCATACCCGTGCCGGCGATCCCCTGCGCATCAATATCACCGCCGGCGGCAATCATCGGGAGCTGACCCTGGCCCATGAAATCGGGCATTTCCTGGACCATTCCGGCACGTCGGGGAAGGGCTTCAATTCCATCCGCCATGCGGATTTCGAAGACTGGCGCAGGGCGGTGGACAACAGCGCGGAAGTGGCGCATCTTCGGGCCGTATTGAGCGGCGGCGGATCCGCCGAGGTGCCGGGCGGGCATATTCCCGTTCCGATGGCATACGTGGATTATCTGCTTACCTACGAGGAGATCTGGGCCCGCAGTTATGCGCAGTATATAGCCAAGAAATCCGGCAACAGGCAGATGCTGGATCAGCTGGACATGATCCGCCGGCAGGACTCGGACGCGAAACTGTCACTGCCGCGGCAATGGAGCGAGGAGAGTTTCGTGAATATCTCCAAGGAGATCGATAAACTCATGGTGAAACTGGGATGGCAGAAAAAATAGACCGCGAGACGCTGATAATGCAGCTCATGGAAAACCACAATATGACGCGAAAAGATGCTGAGTTCGCCGCGGATATCGAGCTGGGCGTATTGCCGCGCGGTGATGTGATTGAGGAGGAAAGGCATGGCAGCAGCAACGGATAATACCGCCTATATCATGCAGGAACGGCGGGAGGTCCGTTGCAGCTGCAACCGCGTCCTGTTCGATCGCCTGGTAGTGCGCGCCCGCGTCGTGCGGGTAAATCCGGACGGCAGCACGGAGGGGAAATGCCGCTGCAAGCGCTGGGTGCGACTGCCGTTACAATATTGTGATGCTTGACTTTTCAGCCATATAGGCTAATTCTGTAAGCTGATAAAGGCGTAACGCGAGAAAACCACGCGAGAGGCCGGTGCCCCGGAAGGGGCTCCGGCCTTTTTGCGTTTATGGCATGATAAAAAATTCTCTCATTATCAAGCTGGAAGGCGATCGCCCGGATGGGGTGATAAGGGTCATGAGTGATCGGATCTCCCTGGCAGACGGAAAGGCCAGGTCCGTGGAGACCATTACCCGCACCTTCAAGTACAACTCCGACCATTTCTACGGCGAGCTGGAAATAAACCGGAAGATGATGACGGAGATGATGAAGAATTTTAAGGCCAATACCTACGGCCAGGAAATCTACGTCAACATTGCGCATCACGACTGGGAAGGCGCAGCCGGGAAAATTACCCGGTTATTTCAGCAGGGCAACAAGCTGAAGGCAGAGATCGACTGGACCGAAATGGGCCTGGATGCCATCCGTAACCGCGGCTTCCGTTATTTCTCCGCCGAGTTCGCCGAGAACTGGGAGGATCCGGAGACGGAAAAGCGGCATGGGGCAGTTCTGCTGGGGGCGGCTTTGACGATACGGCCGCGGGTCAAGCGACTGGATCCCATTGATCCGGAGAAGCTCACCATGCTCTCCGAGGATTCCGACGACGACACGCCGATCATCGTGTTACCCAACGTTACCCGAATGCTCTCAGAGGAGATCACCGCCATGTGGGAACAGCTCATCAAAGAACTCCAGGAACAGCTGAAAAAGCACGTTCAGCTGGACGAAGGCGCCATCAAGGCCCTTTGCGATTCGTTCAAGGCCTCCGTCACCAATGTCACGGAGGAGAAGGACGCCAAGGCCCTGCAGGAGAAATTCCAGGAAGCCGGCAAGCAGCTGGCCGAGCAGATCGAGGCCGGCAAGCTGGATAAGGAGGCCACCATCAAGATCGACCTCTCCGGCGGCGACCGCGAGGCCAAGCAGCTGACCGAGGAGGATATCGCCAAGGCCGTCCAGAAAAAGCTGGACGAGAACGCCGCGGCCGCGAAAAAGCTGCAGGAGGACCGTGACGTACTGGTGAAGGCGTTCACGGATGCCATCGATGCCGCGGAGGGCCTGAAGGCCCTGGGCGAGACCGAGCTCGCGGAAATGAAAAAGGAAGGCAGCGAGCTCATCACCGCCGGCATGACCGAGGACCAGGTGAAGCGCCTGGCCGACCATCATATCTCCATGGGCAACAAGCTGGCGGTGCAGCGGCAGCTGGCGGCGCGCGGCATGCAGCCGGGCGCGGCGGGACAGATTCATATTTCCGTCGATGAGTCCAACTCCATCAAGCAGCTGCAGGAGACGGTGGACCAGCGCCTGGGCTTCAAGGAAATGTCCGAGTCCAAGCGCTACGGCCGCACCGGCGGCAGCCTGCCCCAGGAGAACAAGGCCCTGGCCGACAAGTTCCTGGAGATCTACGACCGCGAGCATGCCCGCGAGCTGCACGCCGAGGCCAAACACCTGGCCGGCGGCGACGGCATTATTTCCGACGTGGCCGTGCCGGCGACCTTCGAGCGCACCGTCATCCGCGAGGCCCTGTATATGCTGGTGGGTCTGCAGTTCGTGGACACCGGCACGCTGCCCTTCGCCAGCTCGCATATCATCCCGTACAGCTACCGGGATACGGCCGCGGCCGGGCGCGACAATACCCGGGTCTACGAGGGCGGCTCCATCCCGCGGGCCGGCGTAATCCAGACCTCCGAGACGGCCTATCCCATCCCGCAGAAGCTGGCCTTCGAGGTGTCCGACGAGCTGCGTTACCTGACCGGTGCCAATATCATCAACTGGGACTCGGTCATGGAAAACCAGCGCAATGCCAGCCGCATTGTGGGCGAAGACCTGGAAGGGATGCTCTTCAACGAGATCCTGCGGGCCGCGGACGAATACGGCGCCACGGCGGTTGCCGCCGAGGCCCTTAACGCGCAGCTCGACGGAGCGAACAATGTGTTCGTGCTGGCCAATTTCCCCGTGGTGCGCCCGCGCAATGTCTATGACCTGCAGGGCAACCAGGTGGGGGCCACCAGCAATCCCATCACGGTCACCTACAACGACGGCGGCGGCGCCGCGGCCATCGATGAATACGACGGCACCGGTAACCAGGCGGCGGGGAATTATTACAGCCTCGATTACAACCTGGGCGAGATCCGTATCGTGGACGAGACCGGCGCTCTTCAGACGCCGGCGAATACGGACACCCTGGTGGTGGATTACTACTATGCCACCAACGTCTACGCCTTCGACAGCGACAACGGCGGCGTGGATCTGGACCTGTACTGGAACAACTTCCTGTACCGCTACGGCCTGCGCAAGGCGGTGATTGAGGACGACCGCTATTACATGGCCAACTTCGGTCTCATGAGCGGCACCCTGCGCACCAGCGTGGAACAGGCACGGCAGTTCGGCGCCAACTTCCAGCGCCCGGGTACCGACCTCACCACCGACGGCAACGTGGGGCGCATCAAGGATGTGCCGAACTTCAAGACCACCGCGCCGGGCCTGTGGATGGGTGATGTCCGCTGCATTATCGGCGAGCGCAACCAGACGCGCCTGCGCATGATGAAGCCCTGGACCATGGGCGAGCTGCAGGACCAGAAGGACGCCAACGGGCGTTTCACCGGCAAGAAAGAGGCCTACGGCGATCAGTTCCTGATCCTGCATACGCCCACGCAGCTGAAACAGGCCTATACCTCGATCGTGGTTTACAGCACCACTGCCAGGGTGGCCCGGGCCGAGTAATCCCCGGACCGCTGATGCAGACAGGTAAATCCAGCCCCCTCGCCCCCCAAGGGCGAGGGGCTTTTTGAGGAACAGAGCCATGGCAAAGAAACCCGATCCCAACGCAATGCTGCCAGTCAAGAATACCGGCAAAACCGTCATGTACGTCGCCAGCCAGATGATTCATCCCGGCGAAACCCGGCATTTCGCCCGCCATCACGTCCCGCGCCATCTGCTGCCGGAGGAAGCGCCGGCGGCCGAGGAAGCCGCGGCCGCGGATCCAGTGGCGGAGCTCATGGAGCTCAATGCCAACGAGATCAAGGCCGGACTGCCGTCACTCACCGACGAGCAGCTCGCCGATGTATTGGAGCTGGAGATGAACGGCAAAAAGCGCAAGGGCATTATCGAGGCGGTGCAGAACCTGCAACTGGAGCGCCTCGCGGAGAAGGAGAGCCAGGAGACATTCTTGAAGCAGGATGCCGAGGCGATTGTCGGTTCCAGCGAGCTCGAGACCATGCGGCCGGATCAGCTGCAGGCCCTGCGCGAGCTCGAGGCCTGCGAGAACGGCCAGCAGCGGGAGGAGGTGCTGGCCGCCATCGATGGACTGCTGAGCGCCTGATAACGGCGCACCGGCATGGCCCTCTCGCGGGAGGACAAGGAGGATCTGGTCGGCGCCATTACCGAGGTGCTGAACCGGCGTCGCAGCATCGATGAGGCCCAGCATCGCGTCCACCATAAATGGGTGGAATCGAAAATGCAGAAGGAGGCGGAGAAGGAACAGCGCAGCAAGGAACTGCGCGCCAAGCTGGAGGAGAGCGTACTCGGCTGGTTGATTATCGTTTTCCTCGCCGGCATTGGTGTCATGGCCTATCAGGCGGCTATTGGTGCATTGAAAAAGGCGATTAATGGAGGCGGTTAAATGGGAGATACCATCATGAACGATGTGATTCTGACATCGGCAATGTTGAAACTGGGGATGGCCGTGGTGGCCATCTTTTTCACCTGGGGCTCGCTCAGGATCCTGGACGTCCTGCTCAGCTTCGATTTCCGGAGGTGGCTCAATGCGGAATGCAATGACGATCTCGCTGTTGCTCTGTATCTTGGCGCTCGCTTCGTGGGCGCCTGCATCCTGGTCGGACTCCTTTTTTCCTGACCGCTACGATCACCAGATCGAGCGGGCGGCCGATCAGTTTCTGCCCGGCGTCGATTGGCGCCTGCTGAAGGCCCAGTATTTCCAGGAAAGCCGGCTGGATCCGTCCGCAGTCTCGCCCGCCGGCGCCGCCGGCGTGGCGCAGTTCATGCCCGGCACCTGGCGGGAGATCAGCCGGCAGCTGGGTTATGACCAGGTAACGCGATTCATGGCCGGGCCGGCCATCCAGGCCGGCGCCTATTACATGGCTAGGCTGCGATCGATGTGGAGTGCGCCGCGGCCCGAGGCGGACCGATATTCCCTGGCATTGGCAAGTTACAACGCGGGACTCGGCAACGTCCTGCAGGCGCAGAAACTGGCGGGAGGTGTCAGCGGCTATGCCGCGATTATCAAACGCCTGCCGCGGGTCACCGGGGATGCCGCCGGCGAGACCATTACCTATGTAACCCGGATCTGGGGTTACTGGACCAGGATGGTATTGCTGGCCTGATCCTGTTCGGTGTTCAGCGGCTGGATCATGAAGGCAATGGCCGGGGCCCTGATGGTCCTGGTCATTGCCGTATCAGGGGCAGGATGGCTGCTGCGCCGGGCCTGGCAGGAAAACACCAGGCTGGAGGATAACAACAAGCAGTATCTGCAGACGATTGAGGACCAGAACCGGCGTTACCGGAAGCTGATCGCGGAGAAGGCGGCACAGGAAAAGGAAATCACAGCCAATGCCGCGGTCAAGGAACAACACAGAGAGGTGGTCGAGAAAATACGCTATGTCACGCGGACTATACAGCAGCAGGCCCCGGCGACTGATTGCATTAATCAGCCTGCCCCTCCTGCTCTCCTTGAGTGCCTGCGAGACGCCGACTGTGGTGAGGCAGGAGGTCCGGGTACCGGTGTACCCGCCGGCGCTGCTGATCCGCCCGACGGCTGAGCCGGTGCTGCGCGCGGACTCCTGGGGCGATATCGCCATCTTAGCCTCCGAGAACCGGCGGGCGCTGCGCGATTGCAACGCGGACAAGGCCAGCATCCGGGCGCTGGAGAAGGAATTCGGGAAAGGGAAGGACTAGATGCCGGAAATGACGCAAACGGTGCTGAAGGACGATCTGAAGGCCAGCCTGCAGGATGCCGCCACCGTTTTCACCGCCGCCGGCGATGCCGATTTTCTGCGTTTCCTGGACAAGGCCGCCGCGGACCTGGCCCGCTTCCGCCCGCGCATCGAGCAGGATTCCGTCTCCCTGGTGGCGGACCAGACCGACTATGCCGCGCCGGCAGCCCTGGTCCGGATCCGGACCATTCTCTGGGGGCGCGACGAGCAGCGCCTGCGCATGCCCTGGGAGGACAATTATCCGACCATCCCGGAAGTCTCCATTTTCCGCAATTACACCGGCAAGCAGCTGCGGCTGACGCCGGCGCCGACCGCGGCCCAGATCACCGACTTGGGCGAGATCTTCCCCTTCCTCTGCAATAAGTATCACGTGCTCAGCGATGAGGCCGCCGGCGGAGCCGGGGCCACCACCGTGGCCGAAGACGACCGCAGCCTGCTGCTGCTGCGGGCCCAGGCCGAGGCCATGAAGGAAATGGCCATGCGCAATATCACCAAGCCGGTGCAGCTGCAGGACAATATCGGCGGAATAACGAAAAACGGCACGCCGGCGGCCCTGCATGAGCAGCTGCTGGACGAATTCGAGAGGCTGGCGCGATGAATGTCATTACCTGGGAAACCAGCTCACGCGAATTCAGCGCCGCCATGCGGCAATCCCCCGAGATCCTGCTCCGGAACATGGGCAATGCCACCCGCCGCAGCCTCCTCGAGATCAGCTTCCTGGCCCGGCGCAATGCGCCCAAGGCCCTCACTACCCTGGCCAATTCCATCGAGATGGAAATGCATGGCCCGCTGGACGGCATCACCGGTCCGTCCGAGGACTATGGCGAAATGGTGGAGAAGGGCACCGGCCCCGGCGGCTGGCCGCCGCGGGAATCCATGCTGGACTGGATCCGGGCCCGGCATGTCGTGCCGGAGAATCCGCTCATGAGCGCGGATCAGCTTGCTTTCGTGATCAGCCGTTCGATCAGCGAGAAAGGTACGCCGGCGCAGCCATATCTGGAGCCGGCCGCGGAGGAATTGCAGCCCAGGGTGCTGCAGAATTATGACCAGGCGCTGGCGCGCGCCCTGGATGAAATAGCGAGACATTGAGATGGCCATCGGTCAGATCAAAGACGCAATCAACGACAAGCGGGATGCCGTATTCACCGCCCTGACCGCGGCCTTTGCCGCGGCCGGTCCGTATACCGAACATACCGTGATCCGCCAATTCAAGACGCTGCAGACGCACAGCAATGACGAGCTTACCCAGGGCGTGATCATGCTGCTGGTGGACAGCGAGGGCCAGTATTCCGACCGGATGGGCATGATCGGCAAGGACGGCGTCCTGCGGCTCATCGTTGTCTATCACCTGCGCGTCGCGGAAGATGATCCGGCCTCTGCTGTCGAGGATGCTGAGGTGACCTTTATCGAGGAAATGAAAGCCTTTTGCCGGACCGGCGTCACCGGCATGAGCCTGCTGCCGCAGGAATTCCGGTTCTCCCAGCAGCGCAACCATCCCTATGGCTTCGTGGCCGGGATGATTCACGCCGTATCACCGAGAAACAGCCAATCGTAGCGAGGAGAGAGCAATGCCTGAACAATTCGATAGTTATTATTTCGCGGGGCAGGGGCCACTGTTTATCGCGCAGCGGGACGCCAACGGCCTGCCAGCCGGCCTGATGTTCGTCGGCGATCTGGGCGAGGCCAACCTGACGCCCAACGTGGATACCTCCGAGGTCCGCGAAAACATCACCGGCCAACGCCTGATCGGATCCAGCATCCGCAACAGCCTGGAATACAGCCTCAGCATCAATATGCGCTCCGTGAAGCCGGAACACCTGGCCCAGGCCCTGCAGGGCAGCAATACCGCCAAGGCCGCCGGCAGCGTCACAGACGAGGCGCACAAGGGCTATCTGGATAAGTTCACGCCGCTGAAATATCCCAAGGTCAGCAGCGTCGTGATCACCGATTCCACCGGTGTCACCACCTATGTGGCCGACATGGATTATGTGGTGCATGCCGATGAGGGCCTGATCGAAATCCTCTCCATAGGCGCCATTACCGACGGCGAGGATCTACTGTTCGATTACGACTATGCCGATCAGCACCATATCGCCGCGGATCCGGGCAACCTGGAATATTACCTGGTGTTTGCCGGCCTCAACCGGGCCAACAACGATAAGCAGACACGCTGCGAAATGTACCGGGTAAAACTGGATCCGGGCGTGCTGGGGCTCATCCAGGCGCAGCAAGCGGAAATGACTATCACCGGCCGGCTCCTGACCGATATGACCCGGGCCGCCGGAGATCGCCTGTTCTCCTGGAAGCTCGAGGACTGAGCCAGGCCGTAAAAATCAATCCATACCGTGAGGTAATAGCAATGGAAAACAATCAATCCGAAATCGCCACCGAGCCCAGGCAGGAGCCGCGCAAGGAATACACGCTCAAGACAGAGCATGAGCACGGCGGCGAACTGCTGGAGGTGGGCGAAAAGGTGCAACTGACCGCGCGCCAGGCGGACCGGCTCAAGAAGCAGGGAAAAATTTGAACAACGACACGGAAATCCTGCTGCCCGGCCGGAAGCTTACCATTGCCGGCGAGCAGATCACCGTCGGCGAATTCACCTTCCGCCAGGGTCTGGAGCTGGCCGAGGAACTGGATGCCATCATCGGCGCCATTGCCGAGCAGCTGGGTGCAGCCAACAGCCGCGAGGAGGCCTCCAGCGTCTCCAGGATCCTGAAGGCCTTCGGCCGGCACCCGGATGCCACCGAGGCCCTGCTGGCGGCCTGCAGCGGGCAGCCGCTGGAATGGGTCAAGCAGCTCAAGGATGACGACGGCACGGCCCTGCTGATGGCAATGTGGATGGTGAACCATGCTTTTTTTATGAGCAGGCTGAAGGTGGAAATGAACGCGATGCTGGAAGCGCGCCATCTCGCACCCTCAGCCATGGAGAGCTCTTCGCCGCACTGATCGCCGCCGGCCACCGCTGGCCAGATGTGCTGGATTACACGCCGCGGCAGCTGAAGCTGTTCTACGAGCAGGCCGTGCACCAGGATAATGCCTGGCGCGGCTTCATCATGGAAAGTGTGAACATGGGCTGCTGGGGCGGCAAGGACAACATAAAGCAATTTCTGAGGCAACTGACCGGTGGCCGTTAAAGACTTTTTCGTCCGCATCCGCGCGGACCTGAGCGACGCCCGGCGCAAGATCGGCCGCTTCGGTAGCTACGTCGACAGCCGGCTCGGCAAGGCCGTCAACAGCGTCGTCAATCTCAAGAACGCCTTCCTGGCCCTGGGCGCCAGCCTGCTGGTCCGCTCCGTCACTAGTTCCATCGATAAATATCGCCTCCTGGAAAGCCAGATCAGACTGGTCACGAATTCCGAGGAGGAACTGAAAAAGACCGAAACCGATCTATTCAAACTCTCCCAGCAGACGCGTAGCGATTATGAAAGCACGGTAAAGCTCTATGCCAGGGCCGCGCGCAACACCCGCGATCTGGGCCTGAATCAGAAAACCCTACTGGAACTGACCAAGGCCACTAATCAGTCTATCCAGATCGGCGGCCAGACCACCGCCGAAGCGGCCAACGGCGTCATCCAGTTCTCGCAGGCCATGGCCGCCGGAATACTGAGAGGGCAGGATTTTCGATCCGTCATGGAAAACATGCCACGGTTGGCCCGGGCCATCGCCGATGGCATGGGCATTACCATCGGCAAACTGAGGGAACTGGCGAATAACGGCGAGCTGGATATACAGAGGGTAATCGCCGCCATCCTGAAAGAAAAAGACAAACTGGATCAGGAATTTAGCAAGCTCGCCCCCACTATCGGCCAGAAACTGCTCCAGATTAGAAATGCCTTCGAGAGAGATTTATCGCATACCAATGTCGATGATCTAATCGGCTCCCTGGATGAATTCAAGAATCTCATTGACGATCCGGCAACATTACAAAGTATTACGGCTTTCGGCGCGGCCATCGTGCGCAGCGTTACTTTCGCGGTTAATGCGATCGCTAAATTAACTAAAGGTGTTCAGAGCCTTAGCGAAGATATTGCCAGATTTGTAACCGGTTCCAGTGGCGGCCAGTTTTTTAATCTCTCGCATGATGAATTACTGAAAAAACGCGCCGAGCTGCTGGATCAGATTGGCAAGAAAGAGGCATACCTGAAAACGCACGGCTATGACTTCGGTGGTGTCAAAAGAGATATTGAAGAAGCAAATAAGGCATTAAAGGATCAGCTGCGACAGGTAGAGCTTTTACTTAAATTCACCAAACAGCTATCCGCAGAGGAAGAAAAACGGGCCGTGCGCGGCCTCAATGGTGAATTGCTTGGTGTAATCCCGAAAAAACGCCAAGCGCAGCCCGGCGCCGCTCCGGCAGTAGTGGGCAGTGCTACAGCCTCCAGCAAGGCCAAGCAGGCACAGGATGATTATCAGAAAGTCCAGCAGGACTTGCAGCGCCAGCTCGCACTATTCGATGACAATACCAAGGCTGCCGCGGTGCTATATGAAACCCAGAAGGGTGGGCTGCAGGATCTGAGCGCGGCGCAGAAGGAACAGCTGATAACCCTGGCCAAGGAGCTGGATGTCAAGGAAAAATTGCAGCAGAAGGAACAGGCGCGCCAGCAGGAGACAAAACAACGGCAGGCGGATCTCAAGGCACTGGAAAATAGCCTTGGGACGGAAACAGAGCTGGAGCAGCAGGAATATGAAAAAAGAATCGCCTTGTTGGCAGAATCTTTAAGCCGAAAAGAAATTAGTCAGCAAGAATATAATAATTTAATTGAAAAAGAGCAGGAAGCTCATCAAAACAAACTTGAGGAGATTAGCAAAAATTCTAATGATGGAATGACGCAATATGCTATTCAGGCGGCCAGAGATATTCAAAGCGCATTTAGTAATTTCTTCTTTGATGCCATGGAGGGTAAGTTCGATGACTTGGTCGGCAGCTTCAAGAAAACCCTGGATCGCATGGTTGCGAACCTGCTGGCCTCCCAGCTTCTGAATTTTTTATTGGGCGATTTCGGGAAAACCGGCAAGCTCGGCGGTCTGGCGGGCAAAGCCGCCAATTATATTTTCGGCGGCGGCAAGGCCATCGGCGGCGGCGTCGGCAAAAATACCGCCGTAAGGGTAAACGAGCGTGGCGGCGAATTCCTCTATCTGGGCGACAGATCCGGGACAATAATGCCCGCCAATCAGGTGCTTAACAAAATGGGTGGAAGCGGCAGGCCGATCAATGTCAATATGCATATTCAAACGCCGGATGTGAATTCCTTCAGGAAATCACAGGGACAGCTCTCTACGGATGCAGGCATACTGATACAGAGGGCTTTAAAACGAAATACCTGATAACTCAAAAAGGAGGGGGATATGGAGAAATTAATCAAAACGACCTTATTGGTCGTTTTTATTTTTTGTGGCATCCCTGCCGCATCGGCATATGATTTCTATATAAGTGGTCATGGCGGTATCTCCATGCCGGAGAATTCCGAAGTGACCAATTCAACGCAGCCTGGCGTGAAGCTGAATTATGGCTTTGACAATGCGCCGGCCTTCACGGCGGCTATCGGCATGGTGGAAGGCGCCTACCGATCGGAAGCGGAATTCTCCTATCAGAAATCCGGCGTATCCTCCATCGGCGCATCTGGCCTTTCGGTCAATGCCTCGGCGGCAGGCATCAATGGGAATGCCCGGGTCATGTCGGGGATGGTCAATGCCTATTATGATTTAGATCTGGGCAATAATCTGCATCCTTATCTGACCGGCGGCGTAGGCTTCTCAAAAATCAAGGCGAAATTTGCCGTTTCCGGCTTCCCCGCCCTCTCGATCAAGTATCAGGATACCATCCTGTCCTACCAGATCGGCGCGGGCATCGGCTATGCGCTGACAGACCGGCTGACGCTGGATTTGCGCTACCGCTTCATGACCGGCCAGGATGCGGAGTTCCCGGAACTGGGCGGAACAACCAGGGCCAGCTTCAGGAGCCATAATTTCCTGGCTGGCCTGCGCTACCGCTTCTAGCAGAAATACGCAGTTCGGGATTGACAAGAGCCAGGGATGGCCTATTCTGATGCTAGGTGCTACTAACACCATCATAGAGCGGTCCACCGCCCCCGATAACGCGGTTTTTTCATGTCTGACTGAAAATGGTGACCAAGCCAGGCAGCCCGCGATTTTATGCCGGGTGTTGGTGGATACAAGACCCCTTCGGGGGAAAGAAGCCAGCCGCTCTCTGTGGCGGTTAGTAGCGCCCGGCACCCTATTCAAGGGTAACTACTAAATAGCAAAGAGGAGCTTCATCATGATTCTCAAATCTAATCCAGGCTTGCCGGCCGGCATTCACCGCGAACTGGTTCATGTCTGCGCCCTATCCGACGCTGTTTTCGGCACTTTGCTGGAGCAGGAGGAAAAAGGTGATGCGGACGTAGAATTGCTGCATCTCGCGGAATCTCTCAGCAATACTTCCCTGGCGCTGTTGCGCGATATCGGTCGGGTAGAACTGTTGCCGGAGGCATAACTTGCTATAATTCATTGCAATAAAGGCGTAACGCATTCATGCGGAAAGCCGGGATCCCCTTCGGGGGATGCCCGGCTTTTTTATGCGGGAGAGAGCATGCCGGATTTTCATGAGGTACAGCTGGATATGGGCATCGATTACGGCGCTGTGGGCGGCCCTGTCTTCCAGACCGATATCACCAAGACGCATGGCGGTTGGGAAAAACGCAATATCCAGTGGTCTCAGGACCTGGGCGACTGGCAGCTGGGTGAGCGCGTCATTAGCCTGTCGGATTTGGAATATCTGGATGGATTCTTTCGTGCCCGCTTCGGCCAGGCGTATGGTTTCCGCGCCAAGATATGGTCTGACTACAAGCTGACCAGGCAGGGCATTGGCGTCGGTGACGGCATGCAAACTGATTTCCAGATCGCCAAAATCTATCCGGATACCGTCGCCGCCTATACCAAAATCATCAAGAAAATCGTCAACGGCATGTTTACCTTATGGCTGGCCGGCGTGGAAACCGCCGCCGGGTTTACTCTGGACTACAATACCGGAATCATCACCTTTGATGCACCGCCGGCGAACGGCGATACCATCGAGGTGGAATGCGAGTTCGATACGCCGGTGCGTTTCGGGGTGGATAAGTTCACGTCTACCTTCCAGGCCTATGATCCGGATACCGGCATCGCGCATTTCTATATTTCCTCGCTGCCCATTGAGGAAATCCGGGTATGACCGCGCCGGCGGCACTCAAGGCGGCCGCGCAGCAGCAGGCCACGACACTGGGTTATTTCTGGAAAATCTCCCGGCTGGACGGCCAGGTCTACGGCTTTACTAATATCAATGAAGATCGCAGCTATGGCGGCATCCTGTATAAAGCCGCCACCGGCTTTCTGGCGACTAATGTCAACAAGACCAACAACCTGGCCTCCGATAACGTCAACGTGCAGGGGCCCCTGGGCAGCATCAATGCCAGCGATATCACCCGGGAAGATCTGTTTGAGGGCCGGCTGCGTGGCGCCACCCTGGCAATCTTCAAGGCGGACTATAACGATATCGCCAATACCATCTGGACGTTTTTCACCGGCACCATCGGTGAGGTAACCGAGAAAGGGAATACCTTCGAAGTGGAAGT